CGCAATTTGGAAGTTACCTTGATCGTACAATCTAGGGTCACCTGTTGCAGAGTTACTGGCATTACGAATATACTTTAGTGGTGACACTGTTTGACCTGTAGCACACTCAACGCCATGGATGACGGTTTGTGTTGGTTTACAGGAAACAGCGAATTCAGCATTCTCCATCTGCTGCTTACTGGTGTAATTAGCAGTTAAAGAATTGTAGTTAGTAGACATGATCACAACACCGGGCACACCGGCGTTAGCGAAATCAGTCGTTAACGGTCTGAACTCGAAAATCAAACCATGAAACTTATATTCTTGGTAGCACTCTGCAATCGTGCTTAACCACGGAAAGGTTTCAGACTCTCCAGGATTAAGAACATAACGAGTGTTGGCAAAGGCAGCAGTTCCACTAATGTCAGAAAGGTACTCCCTATGGGTGATAATAGTACCAGTTGTGTTAGTCTTGAACTGTGGGATCTGCTTTGAACTCGTTAAAACATTGTATTCAGGGGTCGGACCAGTCAGTGTGTAATCTCCGCTTCCGAAGATTGACCCAATGCCCGATCCCAACCACTTACCAACATTTCGACCAATTCCTCCGTTATTGAACATATTTCCGATCGCGTGACCGAGAATACCTCCAGTATCAGAGAAAGGGGTTTTCTTTTGTGTAGTTTTTGGTACCACACGGACCATTTTCTTTTGTTTCGATTTTCTCATTGTATTGGATGCCCCACAAGAATAAAGGGGACTGTACATCGCTATAGAACCGGTGGAACCGCCGTGCAGTCTCTTGGCATTTTGTTTAGCACTAAAATAATAGTTTTGGGGTATTATCTATAGCAACCCAATGGTGATTCACATCACCTGCGTCAACTAGTCTGAGTTGAACAGTCGGGGTTTACCCCGGATTACCCACCTTTTAAGGGTAGGTTTGTAAAGCGATTCCTGTGATCGCCTTCACACAAAAGATAGTTATCATAGTACTCTTCCATCGTTAGCTGCTCTGCAGGGGTTATCCCAAAAGCCAACCAGAAAGAGTACCGGGTTGATGGTGATATGTTGCGATCGGTGAACCTCATACCTTTGCTAAGTCTAAAGAATCCTCCTTCAAGAGTTGGATCCGATAGCATTCTAGCGCCGTTAGAGGAGCGCACAAACATATCATAAAAATTTTGCATTACGGGTATTCCGGTTGTCAGGGAGAGTCCACCTTTCCCAACAGCCGATAGCCACATTTCCTTTACCTTCTGGTTATCCAAAGGCTTAAGGGAAACACAATCTTTTGAAATCGAAACCCTAGGGTCTCGAACCATCACGTACTTCCCATCAGATCTCAACACAGGTTGACTCTGACAAAATACTATCTTCTCGAAAACACTAACAGGTGGTTCTACTACTATTGTAAAACCTGCCATTTCGAAGTGAGCGTTAATTCGAGCCGAGAAGTGTTCTAGGTTTCTTCTCTCCATAATTAGAACACAGTCATCTCCATCATTAACTAGACGGATCTTGTATTTTAACTGTTGAGCAAAACCATACAGAATAGCGCAGCAAATTGTCACATTCCCACATGACGTATTGCTATCACCACTCTTGCGTCCTCCTACAGTAGTATACTGTAGGTATCCATCATCACATCTAGCCTTGCCGGTATTACGGATTTGTAATCTCATAAGCCGCCTTAGGTGTTTATCACCTGGATAGAAGTGTTGTATGATTGAGTGATCCAGTTTTAAGGCTGGAACAGAAACCCGTTGATCGAACCTCGCTGCGTCTAAACCGATAGCCACGGGTTCAATAAATTGATCCCATGACTCCTTGATGTACTTGGCACGGTTTTCAGCGTTGAGTCCTTTGTATACCACAGTATATCCGAACAACTCGTTTATGTTTTTGTATATTTTCTTTTCGATAGGTTTAATATATCTACCTGTCTCGATTAGATACCTAGGGTCACGTGGTTGTATTAACCTAGGTACAGGAATTTTGGATGTGAAATTGTACTTTTCACACTTTACAAATGCTTTGACGTTAGCCAAAACATCTGTGAAGCCCAACCGTTCATTGTCTTCCGCTGCTTTTAAATAGATCTTCCTTCTTCGATCCTGGTATGACATTGCGTGAGCAAATGCCTCCGTCGGGATGGAGAACTGGGATTTTCTTTTCATAGCAACACGGAAGTCGCCGATGGTGGACTCAAATTCCTGTGTGCTTGGGACTGGGGGTGCTACATAGTCGCCATCGACTTTTATGTAGAACACCCGTTCCTTCACCGCACGCTCTAATGCGTCGATTGTATTATTGTAAACTTCATATCTTACTTCATGAGACAGACCAGTGAAGCAGAAAAGTTTTCGAAGCTTACGTTTTCGGTGCCCTAACTTTGTTACCCTTAGATCGGAATGGTCAGGAGCTTGTGATAAATCACAAACCACTCCGGGTAACGCCGCTAGGCCCCATCAACAGTTCCTTGTTACTGGTTCGAATCTTTGCGATCCAAACCAGTTCCAAGGAGTAGGAGACCCTCTGGTATACCATACGGTATCTTGAAGGTCAACTCTGTTGACGTATGCACGAGTGTTAGCAAATTGACTCGCGGCAACTTCGGCATCATCCTGGATGAATACCAATTGGAGGGCCATAGGTAAAATATATTTGATGTGCTGTGGTCTCACACCTTTC